CTTACCATCTTTGTATCTTATTCCGTTTACATTCAAATAAGCATTAACCCTGAAACGAGCATCGAAGTCATTTTCTATAATGTCGTAGTTATAGTAGTGCTTGAAGATTTTCTTATTTGTTTTAGATGCTGGTAGGGTAAATTGTCTTGAGTATGTTGTGTAGATTTTGGATATATCTTTCACATTGGCGATACTATCCGAGATGTTTATAGATTCATCTTGGAACATATCCACTCTTTCCCCTTCTACATATAACTGAACTATCTGCATCTATCGAATGTTTTGAATAGTATCACTTGCAAATTCAATGTCTATCGTATAGTTGATTAACTTATCGTTACGACTTGTTTTGTAACTTATAGAACTTGAAGATATATTACAAGGTATTTCGTTTGATTCGTAATCTATCCACACATAATCACTTAAGAATAATTCCTTAAATACATCGTTATTGTTTTCAGGATAAAATCCACTATTTAAAGTAAGTGTTTCGTTTGCGTTCTTATTTACGATTGCTTTTTGTGCATCGCCTAAATTATAAGAAGCGTTCTGTATGATGTTTCGCTTAAAGTAAGATACATTCGTATTCATATTTCTTACCGACTTTTTAAACATCGTTAGACTTTGTAACGCACCAAATTTATTTACAAAGGTTAATCTGTATGGTGTGTCTAAACATTCCTCTATGTTCTCTACGGTGTAGTTCTGAACCTTTACACCCGTTGTAACTATAATTTCATCTACATTGTCCGCAGCACCAGTATTTGAGAAATATTCTACTTGGTCGTAACTATTAGAAGTACTTGTTATTGTGATAGTGTTTACACTTACACCATCTTTTTTGAATTGTACCGTAGTTCCGTTGAAGTCATTGTCTACTGGAAAGTAAAGTACATCGTCAGCGTTTTTAACTATGTGATTATTTGATAAAAGTCCCGCTTGTGAATTAAGTTGTGGATTAACACCTTCTTCAATATATCCGTACCCATAGAAACCAGTTAACTGAACCATCGTTAAAGTAGTCGAAGTATTAACGAAATATCTTGTCACCTGATAGTCTACCCAGACATTATTTTTAATGGTTGAGGTGTTGGCGTAGTCTAACTCCATTTCCATATAGTCCTTGACCAATTCAGATATTTCAAAGTCTACCCTTCCTAATTCTGCGTTAGAACTTAAAGTATAAGTCGGTGATGCTGGTCTATCGGTAGTTTGTACCCCCGTATAAATATATATATCAATAGAAGCCGATACCATACCCGATTGGTTGGTGGAAACGAAATAAGGACTTCTTACATTTATTTTAGCCATTTAATTGTTGTTTTGTTGTGAATTCTAAAAACGCTTCAGCATCTAAAGCAAAAGCAGTTTGTAATTCAGTTGGTAAATCTTTTGAGTATTTTAAAAATGGTTTTGTGAAAAATAAACTTGGTTTAATTCCGTTATAAAATATACTTCGTGCGATTAAGAATTGTAAACTTTTTCTACTTAAGAATCTACCCTTTTCATCTCTTGGTGCTATCCCTTTTTTAACTGTCCACTTATCTAATTTACTTGGTGGTGGCATTTTAGATTTATACGAGTATGGTGTGTTGTATTTCTTTTTTACACCACTCACCCCTTTGTCTTGAAACACCCCATAGTATTCCATTTCAATTTCAAACTGCACACTTCTACCCGTTACCTTTACTTCACCACCTTTAATACTTTTTTCTAAATCACCACCACCTTTACCAGACTTCTGAAGGTTCTTTTTAGATTCCTCAATAACCTTGTCCCTAAATTCTTCTAAAGCCTTTTTAAAGTTGTCTAATTGCATATATCGATGTTATTCATAGTAACTACCGTAAAGGTACTTACCCATCCCGCTAATTCATTTTCAAACCTATCATAGAACGCCTCTAAAGATGCAGTACCTTCTAAATGGTAACCATCTTGATGTGGCAATCCTTTTCTTAACTTTTGGTGTAGTCTGTTTAAGACTGTTAACTGGGTGTTTAAAACATCCTGACGATTATCGTTCCCAACAAAGATGTCAGTCGTTGCATCTTTACTCGTATCCACCAAGTCCATAGCCATAACCGAAATATTATACGATAAAGTTTGTCCATTGTCCGTTACATTGTTAATCATTATGTGCGATAAAGGAAAGATAGTTTGTTTGTTTAAGTCTACTTCCGTAATATCGCCAAAGGTTACCGTATTGACATTATCATCCGCTTGTAGGATGTCTTTTATTTTTGTGGTTAGGTCGTAAAACGATTGAATACCCCTATATGTCATTGTCTTCTTCTTTTAAGTTCTTGTGCTTCTATGTCGGCTTTTTCTTTTTTAAACGATAACATCAATAAGCAAGTGTTTACATTTAGTTCTGTGATTTCGTCAAACTTGGTAACATCTCCATCTGCCAATGCATATACTGATTGATACCATCCCCATTTAGCACCGAAATTTGCTCTGGCGTCAAGTCCTCCGCTTCCCGTAAATAGGCTATCATAACTTTCGACAATTCGATTCCTAAATTCCAAAAAAAAAGCATACTACTAACTACTGCATCCATTGGAGTGTGTTTCATTGCTTCGTGGTAATTGTCCCCTTTGTATTCTTCAATTAAGTACTTGTCCTTTATCTTTTGTTTGATAGGTCGGTATAATACCGCCATTGCTTTGTGTAAATTCTTAACATCACCTATTGAATTGTCTAAATCGATATACTCACCAAAGGTCATATCTTCTAACTTTGGAATAAAACCAAATTCAGTATCGCCTATTCTAAAGTGTCTTACTAATTCTGGTTTTTGCTCAAGTGTCTGTGCTATCATTTCGGTAACATTATCTATGTCCGCCTTACGATACTTAAGCGCATCACTTAAAGGCAAATCACAAAATATCTGAAGCATCTTTTCTTGAATAAACAAGTCGTTTACATCAGCGTTTTTGTTTACTTCTAAAACATTGTGAAACCTTTGGTATTTATGCAAAGGTATATCCGATAAATTAGTAGGTACTTTTATCTTTACTTCCATAACTATAAAACGATTTTATTTTGATTTTTAAGACTATCTTACTGCATACTTGCCATAATTGGCTTTAAGACCTAAAGATTCCATTTCGTGATAACGAAGGGCGTCTATTGCGTGGTTGTAATGGTCTATTGGTTTGTTTAGTCTTTGACCAGTTTTATTTGTGTCCCAAGCGTAGGAACGAAGTTCTTTGATTAGGTTTTGGCTACTCTTTGTTATCAGGTAGTCTTGTGTTTGCATTATGTCTATTCCGTAGTTTATAGAATCACGACCCTTTGTTACTCCCTTAATCGAAATGCCATATCTTCTTATCTCGTCTATGGATTTAGGTTCTGCGGAATCGGCATAAACTATTACACCTTTAGGTAGTTCTTTGGCTATGTCTGAATTTAACATTCTTGTACGATAGACTAATTCGTTTACTATTCTTTGGTCGTTGTATTTGTACACCTCAACAATAGCAGTCGGGTCGTTAGTGTAACCAAAGTCTAAACCTATGCCTACTAATTTAGCATCACTTGGTATTGTGTCTATTTGTTTCCAATTCGAAAAGATAACACCTTCTAAAGAACCTATCTGACCTAATCCATATACAGACCACCAGTTCGCCCAATAAGAAGAAGTCTTGGCTTTCTCTTTGTTCTTTTCTATTTGTTCTACTATGCCCTTGTCTAATGCTTCGTTGTCTTTGTAGGTTAAGATTATAAAGTCAGAATCTTCTTGGTCTTTTAGTTCTGAATGTACCCAAAATTCATTAGATGGGTTAAAGTCGATATATACTTCTTTTTTTGTACGAATAGCAAGTTCGTTGTAAGCGTCTAAACTTATAGCGTTTGCTTCGTTTAAAAATAATACATCCCTTCTTGCCCCTCTTAACTTGCTTGAATCGTCAGCACTAAAAAATTCTATATAACTGCCGTTCTTGAATTCGTACTTTAAAAGTGACTTGTTTAGTTGTTCTTCTTGAAATCTATTTGTCCACTTAAGGATTTTTAGGAAGTCTTTGAATGCACCCCTACGAAGATGTGGAATAGATTCGGCCACTACGCTTATTTCTATTCCTTGATTCTTTATTGCTTTGTCTATTAAAATAGCCAAGATGGAAAATGTCTTTGAAGACGAAGTTCCACCCTGAATAATCTTAATGCGTTTGTTTAACGCAAGTATTTTATTTGTTGCCGTTGTCCTTTGGAACATCTGGAAATAAAGGTTGTTCTAAAATAGTTTGTTCTACTTGTTGAACGGGTGAACCGTATCCACTATCCATTAGTGCCTTATATGCGTTTACATCACCGTTAGCGGCTTTCTTTAGTAACGCCAAAGTAATTAAATCCTCTTGGCTTAATTCTTCTGATTCTAAAGTTAAAGGATTCTTTGCTTCTTGAATTACTTGTAACCACTTCTTTGCTATGGTGCTTCTATTCTTTGAACCTTTAGGTCTACCATTAGGATTTCCGCTCTGTCCTTTTTGATAAGGTATAAGATTTTCTTCGTTAGCCATAATTCTATGTTTTTTCTCTGTACTTATAAAACGATTTATTTTCTAATTTAAAAACAGACTTATGATATTCAGTACAACGATACAAATTGCACATATCATAGAATAAAATACAATCTTGGCTGAATTTTCGTAATTTTTCATTTTAATGTTTATTTAATGATACATTATTCCTCTTTGGTGTTAAAGTGTTCTTTTTCTATTGTCTTAATACATTTTTTTAGAGCATCATATTGTCCCCAAGTAAGTCTAAATGTCTTTTCTCCTTCTACATCTGAAATATGAATATCATATCCCTCACCACTACTCCATTCAGTAACTTCTAAAAAATCACCTTTATCTCTCCTACTACCCACCGATAAGGTGCAGAATTCATTCAATAAAGCAAATGCTGATAATCGTTTAGATGTTGATACTTTTTTCATTTCTCTTTGGTGTTTTCATACACTTATAACTATCTCTCTGGTTAACCATCCTATTATTAATTCATACTTACCATTTAAAATTCTATCGTATGTTATTTTAATATAAGGTAGTAGATAAATTTGTGATTCTATTTTGTATATTTTCAAAATAATCTTGTTTGTGCTTTGTGTTGTTCTATTCTTTTGATAGCAGCATCGTAATAGTCTTTATCTAATTCACAAGCGGTTAAATCAAATCCTAAATTATGACAAGCAATTGCTATTGAACCAGAACCTAAATGAGTATCTAATATCTTGTCTCCTTCTTTTGCGTAGTTCATTAAAAGCCATTCGTAAAGTTTTACTGGTTTCTGTGTTGGGTGTATTTTAATATCACAATCATTTATATAAGCATCTGCTCTTGACATTCTAAATGCTTTTGATGGGGACTTAAAAGAAGTCCAAGCAATTTCAAATACTGCTCCAGTAAAATCTTGCATTTTATCCCATATAAGTAAGCAAGGCGTCGAGTATAGATGTTCAATCATATAATTACCTCCCCAAATGATTTGATTTTTACTAATCCTAAATAATTG